TCACTGCGTCGTCGTGCGTCACGCGCACCTGATACAGCTCTCCGCCACCGTTTGCGTAGAACGCATACGCCATGGTCGGGGAAAGTCCGTTCGCGGTGAAGGACCCGAACTTCTGAGCGTACTCAGGGAAGCTCGTGCAGATTGTTGGGTAGTTCACCGGCCCCCTGTCGGTCCACCCAATGAGTCCCATCGCGCTCGGCGACACGCCTCGGATGGGGCCAGGTCCACCGGGTTTCTCTTCGATGTAGACGCCAGGATAATTGTACGTAGGCATATCTCTTTCCTCCGGGGGGCTGGGCTACCGCTTGCCCTTCTTGGCCTTCTTGTTTTGGTTGTCATCAGTGACGACCGAGTGAACTTCGTTTTCGGTCATCTCGACGGATCCCGTCGCCTTCGGGGGAATCCCCTTTGCGGAGGTCACGCCCTTCTCAGCGATGCTCCGAGAAAACTGGGGAAGGGGAATCTTCTTCGGATCGATTTTCACGGGAGGAGGCGGAGTGGTTCCCTTCACCTTCGTTCCGCCACATCTGCGAATGACGCCACGGGCAACGAGGTCCTGAATCTCCTTCGTCTCCTCGAAAACCTCGAACTTCGTGTTCGGCCTCACTGCCACAGATCTCCCCTTGGAAACCGGGATGGGACGGACAATGTTACCTGAGTAGTAGTAACTGGCCATTTTCTTCTCCTACCATTTCACAGGGTCAACGCCCATGTGCGTCCTCAAAATGAGGTCCACCTTTGAGTACAACGGATCGTCCGGGTCTATGCCCAGAGATATTTTCTGCTCGCTCGTGAGTGACGACGCCCCAGAGAACGCGGTGTAGTCCACCGAGTCTTCCAGGTCCACTTCTCCCAATGCTGTGAAGGCGACACTCCATGCGATTGTCCTATCGGCTATGTCGGCAAGTTCAGAGGCCGAACTCACGCTCACCTCTTGTGCATCATACTTCCGCACATCCCCTTTGCTGTCAATCACTTTGAAGACAAATCCAGGCGGTCGAAAATGACGAAGCACGTAAGTAAGCATGAGATCGGCTTCGTTCTGAAGTCGTCCCATCACAACTACATCGTAGTTGATGTCCCACGGAACCGCTCTCCACTGTTCGCGGTATTTGCTCCAACCCTTTTGGCCGCTGGGAAGCGTGATCTCTACCGCATCAGGCGACGGTGCCCTGGCAGAAATGCCGTACCATGGCTTGCGTTGAAATGCCGGTTGCATATCGTTCCTGCGGACGAGCACCGCCGGAAGCCGGTAATGCGAGAACGAGTCTTCTGGATTGGCGAACTTCATCGGAACTCTCCCACCAAGTTCCGCCAGTCCGCTGTCAACGCCAGGAACGTTCAGGACGTAGATATTCCGAAGAGTGCCGTCAACGGTGTACTGCGCTATCTCTGCTTCCAGCGTCCCGAAGACGCCACGGTCCCAGTCGCGAAACGCCAGCGTACCGATGATACTTTCCACTCATCCTCCACGAAGACAGCGACAGACCCGCACACGTGTGCGGTTACTTTTCGCCGCCCCCGTCATCCGCCGCAGGCGCTTCGCCGTCTTGTTTGGCGTTGTACCTAAGCAGATCAAAATACCTACTGTCTGATCGATCAGCTCGCTTCCGAAGAAGCTCGTTCTCGACCGACGTGAGGGTGTTATTCAAACCGTTCAGCTTTGCATCTTTTTCAGCTTTGTCAGCAGTCATCTCTTACCTCTCTATGTTTGAACAAACGGTGCCAGTTCTTGCATGAAATGTCCAGAGTTTGCGAGCCTCTGAGCTTCCATTCTGCTCATCATATCACTCGCATCGTCTGGCAAGTCAAACTCATTTTTCCCGGTCATGATGTAGTCGAGATATTTTGCGAGCACAAAGTCGACTCTGCCCATCATGGCCCGTATCGCCGGACGCCAGTGCGACGTGGCCGCCTGGTCCCCGTATCCGAACTCCACACGGAGCACATGCCACGCGAGATCCTCGTGAACTTCAAGGCCCTCAGAATTTTTGTTTGGTCGCAGATCAACGTCCGGCGCACGCAAGCGATTCAGTTCGTCTACGATTGCTTGACGGCTGCTCAATATCCTTCTCGCAAACTCGTCCAGTTCATCTGGCCGTCCGGTCCTGGCAATGATCGTGGCGTCACTCGACGACAACTTCACAGGCACCAAGTACCCAGGCCACGGACCAAAAACAGTGAGCGTATGAACCCACTCGGGAGATCCCATCTTCGGTTTGATGAACAGCACAGAATTTTTGAGATCCTCTTCCGTGAGTTTCTTGTTTATCCCCTTGTGGTAGATGCACACCGCGTCGGTATCTTCGATCCCCTCTACCAGCCCGAGGCGCAAATCCTTGGCGTAGTCAAACCACTCGTCTCCGATCTTGATCTCCGGCGCTTGCCGAGCAACTTGATCTCTCAGATACCCAGCCAGCTCAAGGATTAGAAACACGCGGCCTTCGACGATCCGCTTGCTTAGACCGTCTGTGAACCGCTGAAGTTTTCTGCTCGTATCCCTCGTGAATGAAAAGATGGGAACCGCAGATGCCTTCGAGGTGATCTTGCCTTGCTTTGAAAAGAATTTCATGGCGTGACTGAAAGATCCGAAAGTGTTTTCCCGCGTGTCTCCCTGAGTGCGGAAATGATCTTCTGGCCAATCGGATTGGAAAGAGGTCTTCCGAGCATCTTCATGCCAGCCCTGCGAACGCTAGTTGAAAAGGCTTCAAGATCAGATCCATCGAGAGGCTTGTCGTTTACAATCTCTATGAAGTCAGAACCAAACAAAGACTTGAACTTGGGAAGATTTGACTGAACCTCTTTCCACGACCGCTCGACAATCGACATGGGGACCTTCCTGGTCCTGGCTTCATTGCGCTGCTTCGCAACGTCCAGGCTCGTGTTCACAAACACCATGCTGGTATCGTAGCCGAGTGATTCCAGCCTATCCTTGGACGACTTGACATTTCCGAACACGTGAGCTGTTCCGTCTATCACGAGTCCAAGCATCCCGTTCATCCACGACGCTTGCTGAACTTTGGCGAGCACCTTGGCAGTCTCCCTGACATCGGTTTTCTCAGGGTCCATCACCCTCATATCGAGAAAGTCGGCGAGCTTGTCCTTGTCCCATCCTGTTTTTTGACCGGCCAGGAATCGCATCACGTCATCCGAGTTTGAGAACTTCACTCCAAGGCCGTCGAACATATGCTTCCCGACAAAACTCTTTCCAGATCCAGGCCCACCGGCCAGGAACACGGCCTTGTAGATGTATGGGTCGTTTATGCCCTCTACAAGATGCTCTGCGAGAAGCAGTATGTCCTCCGTGCTGTTCATCACACAGCCTTCTTGTCCTTGTAGGACTTGCGTCCTTTGGTGGAAGCCAGAAGGCGACCGGCGCGGGATTTTTCTTCATCGGAAACCATGCCCGACGCTGCGGCCAGATCTTTTGCGGCCCCAACTATTTGATCGTCGAGCTGGTCAACCAGGCGCTTCTCCGCCACGTCCGTGAGCGTGAAACCGATGTCGTTCAGAAACTTTTTGTACCAGCGCATCACCTCTCCGAAGTTGGGTTCGATGATCACTGCGCCGTCGGTCTTTCGGTATCGAACTCCGAGAATCTTTCCGGTGTTCATCACTTTTCCGACGGCCTCTCCCCACAGCTCTTTCCCGATAGTTCCTCCGGCGAGAACCGCAACGGGGGGATGACGAAGCAGGATCATTCCCATCGCCTGATTCACATCCTTCTTCACACCAACGACACCAGCGACATCTGTCGCGCCCTTGGACGGCTTGTCTGGGTCGGACCAAATCACCAGCTCTGGGGCCTCCTCTGCGAGAGAGTGATCCAGCATGGACTCCAGCATCTCGTCCACGAGCGCCGAATCGTGTTTCTTCACGTTCTCATCTGCCATGATGCTCGCAAGGAACAACCGGGTTGTGTTGTTCGTCCACTCACCCTTGAACTCGTCGGTGCTCTCGAAGATCATCTCTCCACCGACCGTGCTGGTCTTGCGTGTTCTACCATCAATGACGGAATTCAAATCTTCCAGAATCTTGCTCACGTTTAACATCTGATCCTCCTCAGATCACCTGTACGATTCTCTCTCGCACGGTAGGCGGTGGGACACCCGGATTGCCGAGCATCTTTTTGAATTGTTCAATGTGCTTTTCACAAACACCCAAGTAGCCTCTTCCAAGCATTTCAATCATCGCGCTCGGCTCTTCTCCGCAGATGAAACAAATCGAAGAGATCTTGTCGCGCAATGGGCCATCGTACATCGGGAAGGCCATGTTCAAAAGCGGGCCTCCACACGAGTCCACCATACACGATGACTCGGAAGGCTTGAAGTGCTCAAACGGGCGAGCCTCTGGAACTTGGTCTTGCTTCCGCCAGTAGTGGACACAATGAGCGCACACGGCACTCAGCCCACTCTTGATCGCCCACTGTATGTCGCTCGCTTTGAAAATCATATCTTCCTGTCCGGCGTGAACTTGGTTCTCTTTTTCACTTCTAACCGAAAGCCAACGTAACTCACGGTGTCTAGAACATTCCCGCTCGTTCCGTGCTTGGTAATGTCCCACCAAACATTCTGAACGAAAATTACATCCCCCTCTTTGGGGATCTTGCCAGCGACGCCAGCATCGAACATCACCGCCTCCCACTCGTTTCGAGACACAGCAATGATGGCGTCGTACTCAGCCTCTTTGCCCTCTTCTCGAATCGCAGGGTTTCGGTTCTCTGATTGCTGGTACTCGATGGCCATGTCCATCATGTACGGGCCTGTGAAATCGAACGCATCAGACACTTTCAATGTCACGTTGTGCGGCCACTCGTCGCCAGCGGTTCCTGCAATCCTATCCCCCTGGTACAGAGGGTCGTTCGTAGGCTCGTTGTACAGCGGGTCTACGTTCGCTCCCCTATTCAGGATGTAAAACTCTCCGGTAGGGCCGGACAAGCCTATCCGCTCCTCCTCCCACCTTCGGAGAATGGCTTCATCCTGATTTCGGTATCTGTACCCGGTTCGTGGCATCACTCACCTGTGAGGTAGTCGTCAATCACGCTCTGGGTTCCCTCTGGCAACGGTTGCCCATGCAACGCCGCAGACAGAGAAACAGCAAGCTGCTCTCCGCGCCACCATCCAGGCTCCTTGCCGTCCCAGCATCGCGTTGCCTTGCCAGCCAGTCGAGCATCGCGCCCGCATGGCTCCTTGGTGAACACGAACTTCAGACTCTCGCCCTTGCCCTGGACTTTCTTTTTGATATGAACCTTGGATCGACTTCCAGACCCGTCCGAAGACAGCTTCGATTTGTTGGCGAACGTGCCACTCCCAGAATCGTGGAAGGGGTTTCCATGAACGCCAAACTCAGCGCCCTTGCCCTTGCGCTCCCTCTTCTCGACGACAACATTTGTCAGGTCATCGCAGAAGCTCTCGAAGGCTCTGGCGGACACCGGGCTGTCGTACAAGAACTCGTGGTAGGCAATCATGATCGCCTGGAATACCTCGGGCTTCGTGATCCACACGTGGGGCATCACGTGGACTGCAAACTCGATCCCCTCGATGATCAGAGTCACCTCGCCCGGAGCGAGCAATCCGTTCTCGATGATCCAGTTGTACAGAATCTCCGCGTGCGACCGGCTCTGGAAGTTGAACATCACTTCCGCGTCCGAATACTTCGACTGGTAGTTCGGTATCACAGCCCCGATCCCGCGAGACTGTGCGTACTCGCCAGACGGATTCATAGGCGTGCTTACCAGAGAATTCAGGACACCTTCTCCCAGGAAGTCTCCGCGCTTGACCGGCTCTCCGAAGATTCCGTTCTTGGGCTTTCCGATGATTCCCAGTTTCCTGAGTTCCGACTCGGGGAGGATGTCCTTGAGCGATTCAATATCCATGTTCATTTCAGCTATGTCGAACTTCTTCTCAAACATGATCTCTCCTACTCGGCCCAGAAGCCGGTTGGCGGAACAAAGGCTCGTAGCTTCTCAATTGCTTCCGCTCTCATTTGCTCGCCGTTGGCGTACAGAATATCACCGTCCATCGAAAAAGCGCCAGTGGCACTGGGCTTGTCGGCGTACTTCGTTCGGATATTTCCAAGCGTCATCATTGCGCTTCCCAAATAGTAGTCCTGAATGATCATCTCTTCCCAACCGTGGACCCGAGTCAAATCAATCCCCGCATACGTGACGAGATACTGAACCATGATCTGAGACGAGTCCGGGCGGGGAGTAATGATCAGCTTCCGGCGAACAGAGTCCCATTCCCAATCCCTGTCCGCGCTCACAATCCTCCGGCCTTGCTCCCGGTACTGCATATACTGAACCAGCGCGGAGTAGCTTCCGCTCTGGGCATAGGCCATGGTGGAAGGATCAAAATCTACACCGGCCCACGACCACAGATTGTTGAAGCTCTCTCCGTCCAACGGGAAAAACACGTCGACCACGGTGTCTACATCGCTCCCGATCAACGATGCGTCGTACTCGGTGTTCTGGTTGATGGCCAACACGGCGCTCTTCCGCTGACCAAGAAACGATGCGTACAGTCGCTTCCCCTCGTTGATAGCATCCTGCAACATGAGATCCGTCAACTCGACATCAATAACTCCGTCTCCCAGCCTTCGACAAATGAATGCTTTTACCTGTGACTCGATCATTTTTTCTTCTTCGGATCGTCTTTCAGGGTATCACGGGCCAACCCGCGCCGGGTCAATACCGCGTAGGCTGCGTTCTGAATCGCTTGACCTAAGCCCAGCATTTCAGTCGAAGCGACACCGGCCCGACTCAACCCCTTCACCGCTGCGTCCCCAATGAGCGTGAGGAGCGTGTTGACGCCCTCTGGGTCCATCTCCTTGGTTGTGATGATGGCGGCCTTGATGTCGGCTGGGAGCGCGTTTACGTCGACCTGAGTGTCCATCTCTCCCTCCGGCGGGGCATCCGTATTCTGCGGAACTTTCTCCGGCGGAGCATCGGTCGGATCCGTGACATCTGGGACTTCATCCTGTTCGATCATCCTGAGCTTTTCACGAACACGATCATCCAGTGACATATCCATGATGTTCCTCTTGCGAGGTTCTTCTCTCAACATCACAGGACGATCTTCCCTGGCCTCTGGGATGAACAAGTAAAACTTGTCCGAATAGAATTGCTCAATCTCGCGCTCTCCGTCTGAGCAAACGAGAAGAAGCCCAAATTGAGAAGACGCCTTCACGCGCCCACGTTCGACGGGTTCATCCATCTTCGTGGTGACGCTCACCGTTTCTCCCAGTCCGACGCTCATCGCGCCGACGGACCCCTGTAGGCGGTCTTCGTGTAGAAGCATGGTTCTCTCCTAGCAGTGCTCTCTCTCCACGTGGTCTTCGATGAACCCCAGGGACCGTGGCCCTGGCTTGTACTCTTTCCCACAGTGTAGACACCGATAGCCCCCGTCGTCCATTTCTTCGTAGTCTGCGCCGGACGATTCTTCGTCCGTCTCAGGCTCATCCTCTTCTTCCGGTTCCGGTTCAGGATCCGGTTCTGGAATCGGTTCCGGCTCGGGCACCGGCTCGGGCACCGGCTCGGGCACCGGGACAGGAACGGGGACAGGAGCCGGTACAGGCGCATCCTGAATGACTCGCAGGTATCCTTCGTTGACCCAGGTTCCGAGATCGAGGTCGGTATCGACCACGCCATTGGGAACGAATCTTACCGGGACCCACTCGGTTGTAACTGTATCACCCGACCGCGCTGGCCTCGATCCTTCGAGCGACATTGTACGTGTCACCTTGTAGGTCGCTTGGTATCTCATCTTTCACCTCCAAAAAAAGAGCCGGGACCGGATCATTCCGGCCCCGGCCCAAGGGTTCATGGCGGCAGGACCGCTACTACGGCATGGTCGTGGTTACGGTCGGCAGACCGCTCACGGTGATCTTTCCGTAATACTCGGGGCGCAGCATCTTCTTCGCGTCGCGGGTCCGCAGACCCTTGCGGAACTTGAAGTCGTCGGGATCCAGGAACGTCGGCGTTACCTGGAGCGGCACGTAGGGCGCGTACACGAACCCGGCGTCGAGGAAGCTGTTGCCCTTCAGGCCCAGCAGGATCTCGTTGTCGTTCATGTACGGATCCACGTAGACGGCCCACTTGTTGAGCAGGGTCCCGACGCGGCTCACACCGAAGTTCGCGGTGAGCGGGCCGTAGGACGGCGCGGTCACGTTCTGCTCGATGGAAGCGTAGTCACCGTGGGTCGAGAGCTGGTCGAGGAGAGCCTGGACCGCCGTGGACGTGACGATGAAGTTCGCGGGGGCGCGACCGGAGGTCTTATGGATCCTGCCGGACACGGACGCGATCTGGGTGATCATCCTGCGGATGGCTTCCAGCTCGCCGGGGGTCGTGGATGCGTAGGTGTAGGTCGCGACGTGAGCCGCTCCGTCCAGCAACATCCCGATGATCTCGCGGTCGATTTCCAGGCTGATCTCGTTGGAGATACCGGAAACCAGTTCCGTCTCGGCGTCGAGTCCGTGGAGGGCTTTCAGATCGTCCACCGCCTCGGTGCTCCAGCGGGCCTTCAGCTTCCGGCTCTCGGCCTTGACTTCGTGCAGCGTGATGTCCAGGGACACCGATGGGATCTTGTCTTTCGAGGACGTGCTGTCCGCGAAGACCTGCTCGAAGTTGACGAAGTATTGCGCCCACACGACCGACAGCGCCTCGAAGGTCGAGACAACGCCAGTCTCGTCGAGGGCGTTCAGGGTCCAGGCCCCGGTCCCCACGGTGAAGGTCCCCACTGCGCTGGGCAGGAGGTTGTCGGTCAGGACGTTGGTGGCCCCGGTGGGATCCAGGGTGGCGATGCCGTCGAGCCATGCCGCACCCGCGTTGTCGCGGACCCGGTAGTACAGCTTCACGTAGAACGTGCGCTGGCCTTCGATGCCGGGGGCGCGGATCGGACCCCAGTTGGGGGTGCGACCGTTGGCGATCACGTTGGACAGCGCGGCCAAGCCGTTCGCGTTCGTGCAGATCACGTCGTAGTCGATGAACTCGGACGAGTAGAACTTGCCGAAGTCCTTGACCAGATCGTCGGCTGCGTTCAGCTCGCCGTCGTAGTTCTGGTTGTAGGGGTTGTCCGCGATTCCGGTCTGGACCGGATTCTTGGACCCCTTGCGTCCGTCGTACTTGTACTCGTAGTAGAAGATGCCTCCTACGGGAGCGGTCATCGGCTGGACGCTGACGATCTGGTTGGCGATCAGGTTCGGGAACACCCGGCGGAGGATCGGGAAGATGTACTTCACGAAATCGCCTGTGTTGCCGGACAGCGTGTCCTCGTTCAGAGAGCGGAGATGCCCCGCCTCGTTTTCGAGGAGAACCGCCGTCACCTTCCGGTTGTAGGGTTGCGGGATGCTGCCGACCAGCTTGTCCCACTTGCGAACGCACGAGTTGGTGAAGGACTCGTCCGCGATGGACTGCTCACCGTGCTCTGCCAAAAATTGTCTTGCTTCACTCATTTGGTGTCTCCGTCGGTAGTGGTCAGCTTCCGGCCAACCGTGATGCTTCGTCAAGCGAGGTCCCGATCATTCCGAAGACGGGATCCTTCTCAACAATTGCGCCTGGGGAACGCCGGTCTTCCTCTGTCAATTCAGAGTCCGATCCAACGTGCCCACGTCCTGCTTTCTTTCGTGCTTGCTCAAGCGCCGCATCAGACACCATCGTGGTGCCCCTCTTCGCTACCAACTCATCGACGGAGGTCCTGTCGGATAAACCTTCCATTAGGACCAGCAACTCCCTATTGTTTGTCAGACCAGCAACCTTGTTGTGCTTGTAGATGTTCAGCTCAGAGTGTGACTTGATCTCCTCGGCCAACTTGACGGCTTCGGATCTCTGGGTCACTGCCTCTTCGAGCTTCTTCTCCAACTCACGCACACGCTCTTCGGAGATCTTCCTCCGATCATCGAGCTTCTCACCAATCAGCTTTGCTTCTTTCAACCGTTTGCTAAGGTCAACAGCCCTCTCTTCGAGAGCCGCCACCCGCACTTCAAACCGCATTTTCTCCTCGCGGAGAGCGGTCATTTCCTCGGTGTCTTCCTTCTTCACTTCGGGCGCACTCGGCAACTGGGACAAAATGGTCCCTAGTCGGTCGTCCGCGTCCTGTATGGATTCGATCTCCACGCCCTTGAACAGCTTGCGAATCGACTCCGCCATGTGGTGAGCACCGATCTTGCGCTCCACATGAAGCATGAACGTCGCCTTCTGTGCCGTGGAAACAGCCTCGGACAGTTTCGACTCTATGCCGGAAATCTCAACGTCTTTCGCTTTCAGGGCATCGCGCACGGCGCTCTCGTCCGGCGACACGTGATAGTCAGACAGCATCTCTGCGATCTGAATCAGCGTCGTCTTCGCGCCAGCGATGTTCGGGTCGTGCTCGTACTTCTCGCGCAATTGAGAGGCGACCTCTTCCTTCATGTCGATGATCATCGAAGCCACGTTCTTCTCGAACGCCTCCGACATCTCGGCCTGGATCGCTTCCCTCAGAGAATCGTCGCTGGGGGTCTTGGCCGCAGCTTCCTCTCGGATGTGGCGGACGGCCTCGGGAAAGGCTTCCGCGAACAACAGCGCGGGGTCGGGCTGCTCCTCGTCCACGTCCTCGGTGTAGATCGCGGGATAGGCGGTCTTCATCGCTGGCTCGCACACGAAGTCGAAGGTCTTCAACAGATAGTCGTCGCCGACTTCCTCAACCTGCTTGCCCTTGTCGTCTATCGGCTTGGTAGAACCAAATCCGCGAGACGAAACACCGACTTGAACCTTGGACTCTACCAGGGCTTCGAGGATTTTCCCGTTCGGTGTCGGAAGGATCTCGGCCTCCCCCATGATCTTCCCAGAACCGTCCACCCACAATTTCGTGACGATGTGGGACACGCGCAACAGACTCGTCTTTCCGTCTTGCGGATGATCGAGTTCACCCATCACACGCCTGGACCGGAGATCCTCGCCGAGTCTTTTGATCTCGCGCTCGATGATCGCCCTGGGATACCTGCGACCATTGGCCGTGGCCTCGTCTACTCGACCGAACTCGCCACGGGCGATCTTCTTACCAGACTGCCCACCGGTCCCCTCTACCAACATGAGAGTCGTCTGGACCGCTTCTGACAGGAACATCTTGGTCATCTGGTTATCCCTTCTTCCATCTTCGACCTCTGAGGTCTGTTCGAGCAAGGGGATTTCTCTCTTCCTTACGTTTGGCATTGGGCGAGACTTTTCGTCCAGTTTTATTGCCATCTTGGTCGAGTGTTCCCTTGCTCGTTTCAAAGCCTGACATCTCCCGGCGGCCAGATTTGTAGGCCGTCCGCCGTTTCCGTGCGCCCTCTCCTAGAGGGCTTTCAGATTTCCCAACAGATCCTCGTCCGTGGACTCCTCGTCGTCCTCTTCGTCGTCTTCCTCTTCGGAGTCGTCTTCCTCTTCGGAGTCTTCCATCTCGTTGATCTTGTCGAAGCACTCGCGGATCAATTTGAGAGACGG